ACATCACCAGTTATTATAGGTATCTTTAACCATATATGGGAAGCTAATATAGCAAATTCTTCTATATCAGAAGATTGCACATTCATCCCAGAACTTGTTGCATTGGTAGATGATACTGTAGAAATATTGCCAAAAGAATCCACAGCCATTACTTCAAAATAAATTTGGGCTTCAGTTGTATAATCATCTATCTCATCTGAAGTCAAATACCTCATTATTTCTGTACTTCTTATGAATGTCCAATCCGACCAATCATCATCTTCTACTTTTGTTCTATAAGTATATCCTCCACCATTTTCAACATCTATTTCTGTATTCTTTACCCAAGTAAATTTGACACCCTTCATGTATGGTTGAGCAGAAACAGAAGATGGAGCAGATGGAGCTGGATTTGAAACTGATATGACTGCTGGAGACTCAGACTTCCTACCATACTTATCTTTCGCCCAAACTTTTGCTATAAGATTGGGTTCGGCATCTGACGAGCTTCCAACAGAAGCAAAAGAAACTGTCCCTACAGCTATTGCAGCATTTGTTACTTGTTTAACAAGCCATCCGTCAAAATACCAAGTTCCTGAAGTTAGAGGATAAGATTGAAAAGCTATTGAACCATCACTACAACCAGCAGTCGTAAACAATGCATCAGATGCTTGAACAATTTGAGTAACTTGATTCCACGAACCAAGTGTCAATCCAGTTTTTTGAACAGAATACCAATCTACTCCAAAATCCATTGTCAAAGCGAAAGATGTTTGATCAACAGGGTAAACATACCCAGAAATAATATAAAACAAATTCCTTTCTATAAGCATGGATCCGCCACCCAAACATCCAGCATAAGATCCACTGACTACAAGTTTCCTTGAATAATTTCCAGTATAAACTTGTTCGGAACTTCTTACATTTACAGAAGGTGCATAAATATCTGTGTCAAAATCTGTGTCTGACTCCATTTCTCCTACACCAGACAGAAGATCAGACCCATAATCAGCTTGATAAACAATTTGTCCGGGAACAAAAGTTCCATATATATTTGACAGCCACACTCTATTTCCAGCAACAGCTACTATCCTTCCATATGCACCACTTGGATATTGATATAACCAACTACCAACCACAAAAGTTCCAGTATTTTGCTTAAACGATAATACTCCTAAGTAACCATCCTCTGCATTTTTTTCATATGTATATACATATCTATTTTCAAATTGTTCTACTTCTCTTCTTAGATTTCCACTCGAATCTAAAATATTAATCAAATATCCGCCGAAGTCAGACATTGGTGGATAAACACCAGCACCAAAGTCGTTATCATCTGCGTCAGAAGGAAAATAAGAAGTAGATAAGTTCCATACAAGTTTCAAGTCCTTATTCTGAAATATAGTATTATTTCCTTGTCCTTCTATTTGCAACCCAGTAACAGGCCAAATTATTCTCGGAGCAGTATAACCAACAAACGTAAGTGTGGTAGTAGATCCAGAAGCCGGATTTGTATTAGTAGAAACACCGAAATAATATGTCTTGCCAGGAATTAATCCTTTAACATCATACCAATTATCTCCAGTAGACGTAGCTAAAATTCTCCATACATCTTCCACATCTTCTTTCATATATAAATAATGAAGACCAAAACCACGCCAAGTCAAACGAACGATAGCAGCTACTATCCCACCTTCCTTACGATATGTTTCTGTGGCTGTAAGTCCTTCTACATAAGGTTCTAAATCACTTACATCTTCATAGTTTGGAATAGAAGCATTATCATCATAAACTTCTGCTTTGTATTCAAGAGCTTGAATTTTTCTTCTTTGTCGTTGGGTTCTTGAGATATTAGTTATCCTAAAAAGTTTAGCTGTTCCACTTACATGTCCAAAAAAGTAGTCATCATGCTCAACAGGTATTTGTGACCATACCCCAGTCAACGTCAACGTGGTTGTAGTTGTTTCAACAAGAACGGATTGAATTTCTACTTCCTCAAGGTCATCATCGTCATAATGACTCACCATTACATAATACGTTGTCCCAGGACTGAGTGTTACTTCTCTGTCAAGCACTATAGTATTTGCAGTCGCAGATACTACCCTTCCAGAATACCCCCATTGCGGTATATCATGAGAAACATAAATAACTTCCCCAATCTTAGAACCAAGGGCTTTTAGCCAAACTTCAAACTCGACCGACCTAACCAAATACCTATTGCAGTTGAGTAAAAACTTTGCCAATTTTATAGCCATCTCTTGTTTGGTTGCACCATAAAGAACCAAAGAGATTTTATTTGGGTCTACTCCACCCGCATCAAAATCGTCCGATCGGAGGTCGAAGGATTTTCTTTCATAATCATATTCTTCATCAAAATATGTTGTCTCTACTACATTCGCTCTCTCAGAAACTGAAGTATATGTAGACTTAAAAGTCCCTTCTATAATGTTTCCAACTCCAAAGAACTGAACTGGATCACTTGCCCTATCAATAACTACCCCAAACTTTGTTCCCTTCTGTATTACTCTTCCTCTACCAAGAAATTCCAATTTGGCTTTAGCCTGCTGAATTCCTTCAGTGGTGTCGAAAGTTATATTACAATAGTATCCATTCGCTGTACAGACAGATGCCCAGGTATTGAAGTCGTTATATATCATCCTTGTTTCGTCTTCTCCACCACCATAGACATCATTGACCATCATGTCCCACGTAGCCCAAGCTGGATTGTTTGCATTCTTCTTAACCCATGCAGAGCCATTCCAAATGTCAACATAATATCTTGTGGCAATACATGAGTATGCAGGAATTCCTCCACTTAACTGATCAGTAGCAATAGCATCAACACCAACAAGAGAAGCACCAGGATACCTAAAGTCATCTTCTACGATCCCTTCAACATAGTCCAGATAATGGTCTATCATATTTCTACTATCACCAACTGACGGGGTACTATATCTAACTTCGTATATTCCAGGATCCAAATTCCTTATACTTCTACTCCATCTTATCGGGGTAGGCTCGGCACCACTAGTTTTTGTGGTGTTAGGAACAAACCAATTCCATGCCCCACCTTTCTTTCTATACTGTATATAATGAATAGGAGCAAGCGTCTCCCAATTTCCGTTATCATTGTTATATCCAAGACCATTAGGAAATGACACTCCAATTCCTATTCCAGTTATATCATTTCCAGGTACTTCTACAGTTTTCCAATCGTTTGTGAATTTTCCGTTTATAGATGTCTGAGTTCGGGTATCTCTAAAATTAGGAATTACTTGTTGGGTATATGTGCCATATCTTTTGTGAAGAGTAACATCTGTATATCCTGTTGCAAGATTTCCATTTATCTTATCACTCTCTATTTTATCCAAAGCATGGTCACAAATGAAGTAAAGCAGCCCTATTCTCTGTTTATCTGGAGTAGCATATCCACTGACCCATTCATTTGATATGTATTTGCCTATAAGATATGGAACTACTTTTGCAGTACCGTATATGACTGATGCGGCAAACCCTTCATCAATAATATTTACTCCACTAAAACTATAAGACGAAGAATCGTACGCTAAGTCGTCTCCGGTTACTGGTGGTAATATTGCATTGACAAGCATTGATCCAACTGTCCCTGTTACAGCAACAGTAAGACCTTGTAGAAACGGCATAGTAGGAGGCACCATTGAACCAATCCAAAACGACACAGCCAAAACCCCTATCGTCAGAAGAGTTCTTCCAACTTCTCTTGTATCGGTTGGAACTAACGAGAAGACTATATTACTTCCTGGATTTGGGTAGGTAACCGTGGGGTCTACAAGTGATCCATTTACACTGGCAATTATATCATAATCAGGAAATGGTTCTCCAAAAAATTCTTCTACATAGTACTGAACATTATCACCAGTCCAAGAAACACTCTTTACTTCTCTCTTAGTATGGTCAAATGGGTCTCTCAGTACTGTAAGAAGAATAGTATTCTTAACTTCCGCTTTTACAATATCTGTAGAAATTCCGTCTAGCATAAATAGGATTATCCAAGTTTTCTCTGGTTACATAATGTCTCATACTTGAGCTATGAAGAAACTCGTTATTGCCGACGTAAACTGCAACATGATGGTAGCTTTGAATATCTATCATCATAGTTATTAGACATGGTTCTTCTGGAACTTCTATTGGTTCCCAATCTTTATTCACATGCTCATTTACTACTTCAGAGAAATATCCAAGGTCGTAATTTGCCGCTGCCACAGCAGCTCTCGCGACATTGTACTCTGGAATATCAATTCCATACCTTCTAAATACTTCTCTGACAAGCCACCAACAATCGGTTTTTCCATATACATGCGGAACAAGAAGCAAATCGTTAAACATATATTCCCTTCGACCCAACTCCTGGAAACCCACCGAAGTTTATAGAGTTTCCTAATAATCTGCAAGTGACCAAAGCCCTATCGCATTTTGATACAGACCCTGAATACTGGCATCTTGCTCCTTTAAATCCATTCTCAGTTCCCAATGCTCCAGAGTATCTGCATATATTTCTATACACTTTATTTCTCGGGAATCTTTTATTAAATATGTTTGTGCCACCTAAAGTAAAGTAAATCCACTGTCTATCATAAGAAGACGCCATTATTTTAAATTCAAGTTCTACAGCTGGATTATTATTGTTTGTGCCCCATCCTTTTGACGGTGTATATACATTCAAAGAATTTACTACATACACATTTACAATGGAGTCAACCAATCCATTATTGCTTTCGAGATATGGCATTATTGACCTTGATATATTGGACATTCTCAATGTGGCACTTGGTATTTCTCCTTTAGAAGATTCGCTTGTTTCTCCAAGGTCAAAAGGAAACGCAGCATAAGTATCTCCGTTAATAACAGGCCAAATAACAAACTCTTTATTCTGTACTATCCTAAGAATAGTTCCGTCAATTATTGTTACCTTCAACAAAACCATCCATATATTTGGAGAAGCAAGTCTATTCTTCTCAAGATACTCTGTAGCAGTAAAAGTCATTTATACCTCATCCAATATAAGACCAGATACAATTCTGTAGTTTCCACAAGCAGACCTTTTTGCTTCTGGTAACTCTCCTCCATATCTGACAACATATGTTCCACCATCCCAATGGGTCCAATTAAAAGAACCTCCAACATTTGCTACATAATGTGCTTTTAACAAGTCCCATTCGCTTGTTGGTAAACCACCACCAGCTTGCCAACCGATAGTAAACCTATACTTCTCTACAGTATGGACAGCTCTTGACTGAGTATATCCAGCTTCAAATGGAGAAGTATCTTGAAGTTTAATAAGCTTTTCAGTGCAGTCTTCTTTATACGGTGGCATTATGCCACTTGGAAAGTCACTCATAATTACCTCTTACTCAACAGAGCTGATAAAGCATTCCCAGACCCATCGACATTTTTATCCACCGCATCAAGTACAAGAGATATTACTTGCCTGCGTGGATCAAAACTTGCGTCTGTTACTTGCGAAGGAGTTGGATTTTTATTTTCTATTTCTACCTTTAACCCACCACCAGATACAGGTCCACCAGATGCATAACCAAATCCTCTATGAGGAGGACTGCTTATATTCGGAATCCTAAAACCGGAAAGAGCACTTTTTGGAATAGCTTTACTTCTTATGGCCTCCATAAACTGCCTTCCGTAATACTTCACCGCAGACACAGGCTGCATAAATTCTCCAGCAGTACCTGCGAGAAGTACATTATCTGCTTTAGAATGCGGAGAAGTACCTGGTACAGGCCCTCCTTCTGCTAAACCATAACCTGAAACAAAATAACTTCCACCAGTGGCTCCAGTAGTTGGAGTGCCAGTAAAACCACTCGCAAGTCCAGCTGCTGCTTTAGCTGCGGCCAAAACTAAATACTCCTTTGTCAATGATTGCACTCTTACTATCTCTTGGTCTATACCAGAAATTGCTCCTCTAGCGTCATAAGCACTTTGAGCAAATTTTTTAAAGAGATTACTTATCTGGTCTACAAACATCTTCTTTACTACCTGACCCATAATGTCAGATACTGCTCTTTGGATAGATTCCAAAAATTGATTAAAAACATCTCTAAAGTTATCGAACTTGCCTTTTATTATATTAAAGAAGAAATCTGAGAAGGACTGCTCTATTGCTTCCGCAGTTCTCTGTGATAGGTTCTTTAGCTGGCTGTAAACAAAACTAGACTTCTCCAACCATTGGTCGAGAAATTTACTTTTCCTTTCAGCCAGCCACTTATTGGCAAGTTCATCATTCTTATAAAACTCTTTAAACTTTACATACTGATCGGCGATTTGACGCTGTTGATACTGCAGCCATTCATCTTCTACTTTCTTAAAACTTTCAGTACTTCCTTCAAACTCTCCCAGCATTTGACCACGTTGGGATATGATAAGGTCATCTATCTTCTTTCTCTCTTCATAATAATTTCTAGCTACTTCTACAAGTTTTTTATAATT